TTTACCACTAGCTTCAAGAGTAAGATCGAATTGATATAACTGGTCTGAATCTAAGACACCTGTCATAGCTCCACTCTCAAATCCAGAAACTTGAGAAGAAATAGAAAATGAACCATTTGCTGGGAATTGCCTCTTTCTGCCGAATGCGTAATCATTCCCTAATCCATAAGCTGAAACGCGAGGTATTGATACGTTCATATCGACGGATTGAACTAGGTGTTTCCCAGATATTTGTTGACCTCCAACCTGTAAATTTTGTAAAGTTACATCGCTTCCAGCATTAGTAGGATTAACTATAGGTGGAGCTTTTTCTAGAGCTTCTGTAGATAAATCTTGAGTGAAATAAAATTGAGATCTCCCCACATTATTATTATTTCCTCCTGTCATATTTATAGCTGGCGACTCCATAGAAGTTCCTGTTAAGTTATCAAATAAAGCATTGGAACAAATATAAGAAGTACTAACTGTAGGTAATCCCCCAACAGCATAACTTATGCTATAAGATTGAGGGAAACAATTACCAAAAGCGATAGCATCACTACCATCAAAGTTATTAACTGGGCTTCCTAAACCTAGAGAATCAATAAAAGAATCCTCTTGATTTTCAGAAATTAAAACATAAAAATTCGTTGATTCTTGTGAATCGCCAGCATCAAACATATTCTTAAATTCGTTTTTGGGGGTAGAATTTAAAAATCGGCTTTGCACTTCATTAGAAAAATTAGGTTCAGGTATATAGGTTATATTTAAAGATACATCTGGCTGATTATATATATCGTTAGCAGCTAAATCTTGAGAACCAATTTGTTTAGACTGCTGCCGAGAATAACCGATTGAATAATCTAAACTTTGAGCTAACTTATGCAATTTTAGATCCTTGCTACTAGTAGAGAAAGCACTCGTAGAATCTTGGGTAGCTACAATCGCATTATTGCTTCTTATTATATTTCTAGACATATTAAGTTCCTGTTGGAATTACACCCATAGGGTCTTCTTTGAGTTCTACACTTAACGTATTAGAATTAGCATAGTCCCACGTATGAGTCCACTTGGGGCTATAATAGACTTTTGGCCTGTTATAAACAGAAGGTATTTGATGTTTAAATCTACGGTAACCCCCTTTATTTTCTAAGAAGTGGAGCATTGTTTTTAATTGTTTGTCAGAGATATTATTAAAACTATAATTCATATCAAATGTAGCAATATTGTTATTAGTCTTTAGTCTCTGAGTAAAAGAGTTTTTATATTCTAGCTTATCAGCTTTAATTTCAACATTGTTTTGAGTACCGATATCAGGCTCGAAAAAGAAATCTTGCGTCCACATTGAGGAAGCTCCTGTTGGGGAATTTGATTGTGTGGATGTATGATCTCCAGTGCAGTAATAGAAGTTATCCAACTTATTTTGGTTCACACCTGTATATACTATATCATACTCTTCATAAGATTCAGAATAATTATAATCATCAAAAGTTAAATTTGGGAAACACCCCATACCAGACCATTTCAACAAAGTAGGGGCGTGGTCAACAGTTAAACTAGTCGCGACTTCGAAGTGTTGATTATTAACAAAATTAATAGCGTAATTATCACAAAAACCAGAAACAGTTTTATAAATTCCCAAATTATCAGGCTTAAACTCTATAGGTAAATGCCCCGATTGAGCTTCAAAAAAGTTAGCAAGCCTTCTAGCATTAGTTTCATTTACTTCATATTTTAAAGCAAATCTAGCCACTAAACTATCAACAGAAAGAGGGATTAAATTATAATAAAAATCATCAGTAACATAACTGTGATTCTTGGCTTGAAACTCTACAGTAGATCCATAAACTGGTGTAATATTAAGATGTGCAAGTTTCGAAGGCGTAGTTATACCGCTTATGTTACGATCTCTGTTGTAAAATAAATCTTCACTCATGAGTGTCCAATATAGTTAAGGGTTAATCTTACAGATCCATCTGCGGATGCATTGATCTGCTCAGAAACTAAAGAAGCTTTAGGTATTGATAATGTCTGTAGATTAGTGCCATCTCGACCTTTGACAGAAAAAGATAGAGTCTTATCTGATCTACCTTCTTCAAAAAAACTAAAACCACTGGCTAAAAATATATCATCCACATCTATTTGAACAGAAGCATTATACTCAATAGGGTTTACATGTTTTACCTCCACAGGGGTTTCAGATCCTATAGTATAGTATGGGATTTTCTTTACAGATAATGAGTAATCAAAACCTAAAACCCTATTAGTACTACTGTAATCACATGTAGCTGTTATAGAACCCTGACTCGGAATATCTATACTAGTAGGTGTTGATCCTGTAGCGTTAATACCGCTTTTCATTTCATCATAAACAATAAAACTAGAATTCACTTTAGGAACAGACCCAACAGCACAGTTTACAGAATAAGATTGTAGATAACCGCTTTCAAAACCATAAGAAGTATTATTATTGTAATTAAAACTTCCCTTCATTACTTTTGAATCTCCAGTAAAATCAAGAACTGGATCATTATAAATTAACGATCTAGAAAAAGAAACCGTCTGATTCGTAGCCCCAGCTACAGTAATTACCCCTTTAGTAGATCCTAAAGGTTTAGCTATGTTAGAGCTATTCTGATATCCGATATCAATCGAATTAATACCAGAAAGCTCTCTAGCTGAAGGAGTCCCATCTTGTCCTGATATGAAGAAGTGGGAATCGTAATTTAGTGTTGTTCCGTACATTATGCTCTAGCTTGTCTTAGTGACCCTCCCAGTCTTTTCTCGTCATCAATCACTTGTTTAACCACATCTTTTATCTTCATCGCTAATGAATTTTGCTGATCGTCTCCACTACCTTCAGAGTTAGATGACCCATCAGAGTTAACGGTGATATTGATCACAGTCTCTCCAGAATTATCAGAAACAGAAATAAGTTCATCTAGTTTACTTACTACGTCACCAGATCCACCACCACCACCTGAGTTTAGAGCGTTTAAATTACCTCTGCCGATTCTCTGGGTTGCAGCGGCATTCATGACGAACTCACCACCAGACAACATAGAAGGGATTGTATCTACTCCAGCTGCATAGGGAATTGGGCCTCCTGTGGCTGAAAATGGATATCCATTATCATATTGAGTCGGGTCTGAGAAGTCTTGTGTTATATCAGCTGTTGGGCTTTTATTACCGAATAAATTCGTGAGTTCCTTGAATGCAAAACTCGCTCCAAAGGATAACAGGGACTTCTTCAAGATTTCAGAGAATCCACTTCCCCTTTCTTTTGCCGCTCTTTCTTGTTCTACTGCTCTAGTAAACAATCCAAACGCCTTCTGCTTAGACGCTTGCTCCCTTTGGAATGCTGGGCTGTTTCTACGTCCAAACATCGTTAGAGCCGCGCTCTGAGGCTCTAAACCTATAGAAGCGAATCCTGAACCAGAATTAAATTTATCAGAAGCTCCTGTAGTGAATGATTGTGTCGCGAAATCTAATAGATTTCGTGTACCCTTCATTTCTCCTTGGCCATAAGTTCCTGGGGTGAACAACCCCCCTCTAGCCATAGCGGGGATGTTGCCTGAGTTCAAAGAATTCATGAATCCAGAACCGTATTTCTGAACAGCACTTTTTTTCATCACAAATTCTCCACCCATAAGCAAAGCTGGCACATCGTCTTTAGATCCTGAACCTCCAGTGACTGGCCCACCAGAAGCAAAGAGGTTTCCTGTAATGTTCTTAAACGCAGCAGACATATTACTTTTAGCTTCTCCAAGGAAGAAGTTTGAAGCAGCTTGCTTTAAGACATCTCCTAAGTCTTGACCTTTAGCTATGGCATCTACTAAACCATCACTGATTGTATTTACAAATGTTCTAGCATTTTCCACTAAAGCTTTATCTAAACCTTCTTGTATTTCTTCTTGGGTAAAGACAAATTCATTTTCAAACAATTCAGCTCTAGATGTGCCAATCGCTAATCTTTGTTTTTCTAATGCTACTAGCTTCTCTCTAAGAGCAACAAGTTCTTTAGTGTCCTCTACTCCATCTTTTTGTTTCTCAGCTACCTCTGTTTTAATAGCTAGTTCTTTAGCAAGGATATCTTTGTTTTTTATCGCAGCTCGTCGTTCTACACTAGTTCTAGCTAATGTTATTTTATCGGTAGCCCCCCTCAATGCTAGACTATCTGAAGCTCTAGCTGTAGCTTGTGGTCCACCAGCTCTCGCATCAACATTAAATAATCTCTGGTCGATATTAGAGATAGCGCTAGCGCCATCTTTAGCCAATAGGAGATCCAACTTTAGTTCTTCTGTTGACTGTTTTAGATCGAAAGTAAATCTAGTAAGGAGCTGACTAAAAGTTCTGAATCCTTCTATATATTTTTCTTGCTCTGCTCTAGCATCCCCTATTGCCTGATTTCCTTCCTTGAGTATTTTGTTATTAGCTCGACCCCTTTCAAGTTCAGTAAGTGCTTCCTGAGACTCTATTATCGCTTTTTTCGGCTGTGGTTTAATTTCGCCTTTTTTAACAGTATTGGTATCCTCAAACGTAATAATATCTGTCTCTTTTCCGACTTTAAACGTCGCCCCATTAGCTATTAGTTGTATAGCGGTTGCCACCTTATCTAAACTCTCTAGTCCTTCTTCATCAATCACACCGAGTAATTCGTCAAACTGCTTTTTTAGACTTGGCATTTCTTCTCTTAAATTTATTACAGCTATTTTTGTTTTATCTAACAGATCTGCACCCGACTTCTTTTCTGCTTCATCCCGAAACGCTTTATCAATTAACCCTTCTTGTCTAAATTTTTCCAAAGGAAGTAGATTAGGATTTAGTGCAGCTTTCCTAATGTTAAGCTGATTCTGGATTCCACTTTCTGAGATACTTCTTTGAATTGCAGCTCTTTCAATATTATTAATATCTACACTCGTTGCTCTCGATAGCCTATCCGAAAAATTAATGCCCTCTTTTTCGGGTTTCCTCTTATCTTTTTCATTTTTTCGCTCCTCTTCGCCGAGTTTTCTCGTCCTACTTATCTCCTCATTTAGTAATTTTATTAACTCCTGTTTTTCATCTTTTTTCTTCCCATCTAAATCTAGAGTTTCATCAATGAGTCTTGCGACCATACCTTCTGCGGTCAATTGTTCTAAAGTAAGATCATTTATTTTTTGTTTCAATGAGGCTTGTTCTTCTTCATTAAAATCTACAGATTCTAGAGAATCAATCCTTGTTTTAATTGAGTCTGCAATTTGTTTATTTGTGTTAAGGTCTATTTTTTGTAGAGCGACCACCTCTTGTAATTCAGCTTTCCTTACAGCAGTTAAATTTTTTCTGAATTTATCACCATTTAGTAACTTTTCTTCTACAGATAATTCTGCAGCTCTTAATTTTGCTAGATCTATAGCGTTTTTTAATTGTTGCTTTCCTAGATCTCCTCTTATCTTCTCAATTGCTCCTGTTCTAGTATCTCCTGTAGAAGCTCTTTGTGCTACACCTGGAAATAAAATCGCGGGATTGATATTTTTTGCATTGGGGTTTTTTAATTGTAGAGTCTTAAAAGCCTCTGCGATGATTGCTGTAGCTTCTTGAGTTTTAGCCAGATCAGCCCCCCCTAAAGTGCGCCCAGATTTTTTAGCATCTTTTTTAAGTTGCTCAGCCTCCCTTATCAAACTAAGATCCTCAGAACTTAGAGATTCAGATACTTGGCTGATTATCTTTTGTGGATTTAAGCTCTGCATCTGTTGTAGAAGACTACTCACGAATTTTTGTATTTCTTCTCCTTTTAGCTGTGCGTCATCACCTCTAGAGCGTCTAGAGGCATCCATAATTTCCTCTTGTCTAGCGATAAACTGAGGATTTAAACCAGATATTCCAGCCTGTCTAACAACTTCCTTAACGTTTGCCTCCAATTTACTGTCTACTGATCCTTCTATATTCCCACCTATAGACCCAAAAACATCTGCGATTAATCCAACTCCAGTAAAATCTGTAAGATCTTTTTTATCAAAACTAAATATTTCTTTTCTTAGATTTTCAATAAATCCTTCTCTTTCTGGAGCTAGACCTTCCAAAGCTGTATTCGCTCTGCTCTCACTTCGTGAAACTATTCGCGCTTTTAATTCCTGCGGAATTTCTATAGAGGCTAATTTTTCACTTGCCAGTTTAGCGTTTTCTCCAAGCTGTTTAGTTTGAATTGAAGCTATTTCATTCCTACCGCTGAATAGATCCATTGCTTTACTAATTGCAAATCCAGCAGTTGCAGCGACTCCTATTGGTCCAGCAAATCTTAAAAGCGCTCCGCCAGCTGCTTTTAATCCACCCATTAATGCTCCCCCAGCACCTGCTGCTGCTGTTGTAACCATTCCAGCTCTAGCCCCAAGACCAGTTGCACCTGGACCAAACGCAAGACCCAAGCCAGCCGCAGCATCACCAATCCCTTGACTAACACCTCTGCCCCCTCTCATCATAGCCAGAGACCCTGTCCCAGCAATCGGTCCCCCCCTGCCTCTACCCAGAGAAAAAGTACTCGCTAAATTTGCGCCTACACTTTTGAAACCCCCAAAAGCTTGCGCGGTCATAGCTGCGCTAATCACTACATTTAGAGCAGTCAAACTATTAGCTACAGCTTTATTTTTTTCGGTCACTTCTCCCAACACCCCACTAAGAGCAGACATACCTATTTGCACAGCAAATATCTTAGTGAGGAAATCTCCACTTATTCCATCTCCATCATTTCCAGTAGATGGCTTTGATCCCTTAGCAAAGTTAGGTATAGCCCCAGTAGGTTCGTCTCTAGTGTTAGTGACGGCTAACCCCATTGGGTTACCAGAATTTCTGAGTTTTGAATCTTGATTTATGCGAATCTGATTTATTGGTAAGCCAGCAGATTTTTCTCTTCCTATCGCATCTTGTAACCCGCCAGCAAAATTTGGCATGTATCCTCCAGCAAAATTAGGGAGACCCTGTTGCGTTCTCAAATTTCTTAATCCCCCGACAGTTACTCTGCCCCCCAACATTTTTTGAAGCGCCTGAAATCCTACTTGTTTACCGTTTGAGCCTACAATCCCAGCCATTCTACTTCCTATTTCGCTCTGCCTAACTTGAGCGCCAAGAGCGGTATCTCTAGTGCCTATTTGGTTCCCATTTTTATCGTAAACTGGAACTGTTTTTTTATAATCAGCTGCAACACCTCCACCAAATAATACGTCATAAAACTTTATAGCAGCAGCTTTGGCTAATGTGCTATTAGCTTTAACTTCTGCCCCCAGTGTCCCCGCACCTTTAGTGCCAAACAGGTCAAAAAGTTTTTTATCATAAGGTAAATCTATTCTAGAAGTAGAAGTTCTACTCGCGTAGTCATCAAATTTAGCATCAGATAAAACACCACTTAAAGCCACTTCAAAAATAGTTCCAGACATGCCTTCGAAAGCTCCTGGGTTGAACAATTCTTTTATTTTAGCTCTGCTTACATTAGGGATACCACTTTTTGGAGCTAAGCTTTTTGCAAAGTCCATTGCTGTAGATGTAGAAGACGCAGATAATTTGTCCCTAATAGTTTTTATAGATAAAGGGTTTTTGTTCGTGCCTTTTGGTCCTAACTTATATTCAGGAACAGTAACAGGCTGAATACTTGTCGGCTTCAACTTAGCCGCCTTAGCCGCTGATTGTGTTGCATAAGCCGCTGTGTCGTTTTTTTTAGTTTTGCCGACATAAAACTTTTTTTCTGTATCTCCCCCTCTACCAGCTGGTGTTTCGTCTCCAGAGAACATTACTAGCCTTTTGTCTTCATTAACGAAGTTGGGTATATAACCCCCAGCTGCACCAATCTTCCTAGCTCTTGGAGGAAGACCTATAGAAGCAGCCATATCTTGATTAAAGATAGCTGACCCATCTCCTCCAGCATAATTAGGCACTATGTATTCGCTACTGTTAG